ATGTTTTTTAAATTGATTGCGGTAGTGATCGTGTTGGCCCTCTTGTACATGGCGTACAAGCGGTTCCCACCAGCACCCGCAAGAATATCTCAAACTGTTGCCGCTCATGACAATCAGTTTGATGTATTCAGAGATATGGAACCAGCCGATCAGACTCGTGAGAATCCTTGGCTAGGTTTTCTTCAGGAGGATGTCCGTGTGAAACGCACGGGTCCTATAGGGGATTTTATTGGGGCTGATTCCAATTCTGGAAGTGCGATTTTATATACTGTTACCTAATAATGAACATCCCTCGTCTAGGAGACGTCGTCGCAATACCTTTATTTTTGTTAGGTGCGATTTACTTTAATAACATTGAAAACAGAAATAATATTGAAAACATATTATTCTTGTTTTGTACTTGATATATTGTTTGTAACGTATTTTACTTAGACTGAACAACAATAGGCCGCATACTTACAATCATAACACCGATAACAATGCCGAGAAGAATCAGACCGACGGGATTTGTATTTTTCAGGAAATCAAGGGGATCCTTTTGGGGCGCCTCGAGGTCGCGCTGAAACATAGGGCGTGGTTGTTCCTGAATGGGCCACTCACTTTCGGACTGGGGCCCGTTTCTTGACTGGGACGGTTGGTCGCTTTTTGACAGGAACGGCAGGTTTTCCATCGTCGTCACTGTCTGAATCACCACTCTCGTTTTTATCTGGTACAACAAACCCGTCTAAATTTCCATCCTCGTCGGCATCTTCTTCATCATCTTCCTCTTCGGAGAAATCATCAGATTCACCGTCGGATTTGATATCAGACTCGTCGGAATCGTAATCTTCAGCTGCGTAGTCGTCCTCGACCTGCTCAACAGGCTCGTAACGTACGGGGGGCTTCGAGACGCGCCCTGAACGCGTTCGCGGCTCAGGTGTCTGCGCGGAGTCGGGGGAAGGGGCCTTCTGGTCGGGCATCTGGATAGTCCACGAGTGATTCGTTTAAGTACTTGGGGAAGAAGTTGATGCCTCGAGAAATTGCATTTTGGTTTATTATAAACTCTCCTTCATATCCCAGTTCGTTTGCGATGGCATTGAGATCCTCCTGATGTTCTGAATCATCTGCACGTCTTATTCCCATGGCAATGTCTCTGATGTTCTCTACACACGCGTAGAGCGACTTGGCTGACTCGTCAAGTTGGTCGGTCGAAGCCAACCGTTCGAACTCTTGGATGTTGGTCAAAAATCTTTCCCAGCTCTTTGGGTCCAGACCCGAGTACTTGTGCACCTTCTCTTTGTACTTTTTGAAACGTGCGACTGGGCCCATCGGGAAGAAAATCCATAAGAAAACTACAAGAAGGACTACCCACAATAGCAACGTCATTGAGTTGCTCTACTATTGATGGAGGGAGAATATGTTCCTGACCCTTGAACTCACGGCAGTCCTCGTCAAAGCACCGCTGGGAGATGCGTCCAGAACGTATAGAAAACCATGTATGATTTGACTTGTGGTCCTTGTGGATCCGCTCACAATACTTCGAGTCTGTCTGAGCGAACCAACCGTCGTGATCATTCCGCTGAACCTTCTTGATGTGCGTCCTCAATTGACCCTCCAAATATTTGCGCACAAATTCCTCAAGTGGGCCGTTATTCTCAAGAACCTCCTCCTGACGCGCCTCCTCGTCCGTGCGGACCGCAAAGAGCGCGAGTATGTCCACACTGGGTTCCTTTGCGAACAATGTGCCGTTCAGGTCTCTCCATGGAACATATGGGTCCCCTGTGGGTTTCTTGTGGGACCATAACATCCTGAGTCCAGAACCTCCATAGACGGAAGCATCGATAACACGGTCCCAATCAAATGCAAAGTCTTGGGACAAATTCAAAATGATTTTTGATCTAAAATTAAGAGCCTGAGTTCTGGTGACAATCAAGTCTGGCCAATGAATATGGACCCCTGATTTTATGAGCCCCTCAGCTACAGGTCTTGGACGGGCCCGAGCAATCAGGCACCTCGATGACGTGCCAAGAGCTTCGTGAATTATAAAACAAAATTGGAGAAGATCTTCATCCTTCAGTTTCTCTTGGGCCTTATAATCCAGGTCCACGAAGAACTTGAAAAGTTCCGTCTTTTGCTCGACCACGTACAATTTAGTTCCTGAATTAATCGCATCCACACAGGCTTGGGTAAATTCCCTGGTTTCCTCTGTGGGTACGAAAAGGATCCCACCGTCCATGAGGACGTGGGTGGCGCGGCCGTTCGGGACCCGCCATCTTTCTATTGACATTACCAATTTAGAGACTAAATTCTCTAAGAGTCTTCATCATCACTATCTGCCAAGAGCCAAGACCAGAAAGGTCTGGGGCCCTTTGATTTCTTTGGGGGTTCCTCTTTTTCAGAAGGCTCCGGGGTCGACTCTTTCAGAGTCTCGGCTTCCTGCTCAAGCTTTTCAATTTCATAACACAATTTGCGAAGGGACATGTCCTGTGCAAGTTGTTTAGGGTCTTCGTCCTGACCTCGCATAGATGCTAGGATGGTGGCGAACTCGATTTTGGATCTGGTCATCCTATACTAAGTGCGTAGCACTTATTTGGTCGCGCGTAGCGCGGCCGGTTGAGAGTTTTGAAAAAGGCTCCGTCATTCGCCCTAGACCCGTAAATTAAAAGGAATCTTGGTCTGATTAAGGGCCCGTTGGAACTCTGGGTTCCCCAAGACGTGCTGACGTATCATCGGCCAGAGATTTGGCAATTTTGAAATGAAATCAAGATTCTCAAATTTACAGTCGTCATTCTCATCGTAATTCTTACGAAAGGGTACTGAGTTGGCATCCATCTTGTCCATTTCCTCCGTGAACCGTTTGACGATGTGCCGTTGTTCAATGGGGGTCATTTGCATGTTAAAAACATAGACGTGATAATGATTCAGAACATCCACACCATCCTCCAGGTCACGGGGTTCTGGTGTATCGGTCGAAAACTTGAAGTAGGCGTAGGAGCCGCGCTTCAGGTTTATGATGCCACGTGTTTCTTCTTCGAGTTCACGAACTGCACACCGAAGTGGGTTGTAAATCTCGCGTCGGCGACACCCGCCTGTGACAAAGGTCCATTCACGGTACCTTCTGTCGTGTACGATGAGGAAGTGGGGAACTTCATTCACTAGGGTGACGGGTATTGCTATTGCTTTGTGCCTCTCTCGAGGGCCTCGGGGTGTCGTCATTCTGACGCCCCTCTGATATTTCAGTATCAAAAAAGTCACGGAGATTTCCCGTACGTGGACTGTAAGTAATCAAAAACACGAGTCCCAAAAGAAGAACCCAGTGCCAGAGTTGCATACTATATTTTAGGTTCAATTTAATTGGCGTACAGAAGCGAACCCAGACCGTTCTGGATGCGGAGCACGTTGTAGCCGACGGCGTACAGGTACGTGCTCTTGATAAGGGCACCGATGGTGATGGTGGGGGGCACGACGATGCGGTAAGTGTCCAGACGGGAGAAGTTCAGGGTGCCGGTGGGCTGGAGCTTGGAGGTGTCGAGGCAGTAGCTGATGATGCCGACGGGTGCGATGCCGGAGTTGACGCCGTTTGGCTGGTAGCCGAATGGCGTATTATAGTACTGGGGCAGGTCCACGAAGGCGGGCAGGTGGCGGAACTCGCCGACATCCACACCGTTCACCTGGGTCTTGAGCTGGTGATCCTTGACCAGCGCCGAGTTGGCACCGTCCGAGGCGTAGGTGGTGGCGTACAGATTGCTCGAGAATGCCAGGAACTTGACGGGCTGGGCCAGAGCCAGCTCCTGCATCGTCTGGGAGCCCAGAACGATCGTGCGCTGGACCTGGGTAATCAGCAGATCCTGGGGCGTATTGGCGAAGTAATCGCGCTCAGCCTGGTCCAGGTACGTGAAGTTGGCCCAGCAGATGTACTGCAGGTTGTTGTAGTTGGTGGCGCCTGCGGCGGCGTTGAAGCTGGTCGCGGTCGCCAGGCTTGAAGACCAGGTGATGCGCATCTCAACGTCGTGGAACTGCAGAGAAACCAGGGGCAGGGACACGGACCAATCCTTGTTGAAGAAAAACTTCAGGGGGTAAAAGCCGTTGATGGCATTTGAGGGGTTCACGTTGGTGCCGGTGTTGCCATTTAACAGACGCTGACTGTAGTTCTGGGCGCCGGTCACGGGCTCGATGGAGGATGAGTACGTGACGTCCTGGGTGTCGATGACCTGGCCGCCGATCAGAAACTCCACCTTGTCGATAACCTTGGTCCAGTCGACGATGGGGCACAGGGAGCCGTTACCGTCACGGGCGGTCAGGTACATGTAGTTGACCAGATCACCCTTCTTCTCCAGCCGGACGGTGGAGATACCACCGGCGATGGGGGCGCCCTGGATCACCTGACGCTCCGTCGAGCTGGCGTAGTGGGTATAACGCCGGTAGTTGGAGCGGAAAAAGGAGACCTCGGGCTTGCCGGTCAGCCAAGCGTCCTGAGCACCAGTTGCGACGAGTTGAACGATACCACCGCTCATTTTACAATTGGTCTAGATTATTTTACTGTGGATTTAGACGGCAGAAAGGGGAGGGAGGGCGATCGGATTTTTCTCGAGCTGCTGGATGGCCACGTCAAGGTACTTGGACGAAGCCAGGGGATTAAGACTGCCCTTCTTCTCATCGAATCTGTAAAACTCGGCACCCAGGTAGTTCTGGAACCGGGCGCCGTTCATGTGAGAGACTGGCACCGGCTTGGACTCTGAGCGGAGGTTCGTCATGGCGCCCACCTGATTGACTGGGTCATTGCGAACGTTCATGCGCTGACCGTTTCCAGCACGATCTGGGTTGGAGCGGTTATCGCTCACGCGCGTCAAAGCCTTGTCGGTATACGCGCCACAACCTCCCTCTGCATATGCCTGAGCCACATTGTACTGAGCCGGACCCATGGACAGTGTGTCATTGCGCGACGTCTGTTCGTCACGAATGGTGTTACGAGCCGTCTTGAGGAACTCGGGGCGGCCCTCGGCGCCGGTGATGGCACCACCCTGGCCCTGGGCACGATTCTGAGCTGGGTCGCGATACCACGCCTTGGAGTCCTTGGCCTGGTGCGTCACCTCACCGATACCACCGGCACCACCGCTCTTGATGAATGAGTCGGCTGGACCATTGCGACCCTCAAGCGTCGTGAGGCGCTCCTCGTTGATGTTATTAGGCAGAACACGGAAGTACTGCTGGAAACCGCCAGCAGCATCCACATTGGGTCCGACGCCCAGACCTGGACCGACGCGACGGCGCTCAATTGGCTGGAGGTTATTCATTTTGTTCGTCACATATTGGCGATTATACAGGTCATAAACGGGCTGACCAAAAGGAAAACGGTTCGCGTCTGGAGAAACGTCCTGAAGATTCCCAACCGCCTCTTTTGGCTGGAGGCGCCAGTCACCGATTCGGCGACCGAGATTGGGCGTCATGACACGCAGGTCAAAGGCGTCCTTGGAGTGATCACGAGCATTCGCCGCGAGGTCTATGTCACGACGGGTAATTGGCCGAGTGGTTGGCAGTGGTTTGCGCTCAACGGATTTTTCTTCTGAACCATCCGAGAGGCGCTTACCGGCAAACACAAGACCGACGACTGCGGCGAGGGCCAAAGGTTCCATCGCTATTATGATTATGTACTATTTTTTTTACTTCTTTGACATGTAACGCTGAACGAAACGATTGTTCTGGTCATCAGCGTAGGTGCTGATGGGGTCAAAAGACATGACACGCTGTGGGATGGTCACGTAGCTATTGGGGAAGTCGTAGGTCTGCTCGGACCAACCCTTCTTCCACGCCGTGGTCGTCTGCTCACGCAGGTACGAGCCCGTGTCGGCCAGGTCTTCGAGAACGACGGTCGCCGGACCCATGTGGACGTTGGGCTGGAGAATAACGGGAGCCGCATCAAGACGTGGCATTCTTAATTTTAGTTGCGAAAAAAACCAGACTCACCGGCCATTTCCACCACGCATCTGCGTACGCTCTGGGAAATGGAACTGGAAATTGTCTGGATCACAAGCCCGTCCACCTTGGTCCT